GCCCTGAATTGGTCTTCCTTGCGGGGGCTGCCCTTGAGCTTGTAGCTGACGTCTAGCACGCGAAGCTTCAAGATCGGGCAAATGTCCAGCCGCCGCGACCTTCTCTTCCCCTTGAACCTGGGCCTGCTGGGCCTGCTGTTGCTGCATTTGCTGAATCTGCGCTTGCGTCCGGAGGTACGCAACCATATCGTGTAGCCCCCTTGCCTTAAGCGCGCGGACGATCGCCTCGCGGAAGAACTCCGGCGTGAAGATCATCATAGCGATGGGCGGCGGCAGGGCCTTGCTGGCCAGCCCAATCAGGGCATCCGCTTCCATCACGCGTTCGGCCCTAGAACTAAACCGGGTGTCGGCGCTGAAGGAAATGTCGAAGTCATCGCGGTATAGGTCCCGAGAAATCTCAATCTGCTGCGCCTCGTCGTTCCGCGGGTCGATTACGGTCTTGAGCTCGTAGTCGTCCAGGAACATGAAGTTCAGACGGCAGTTGTTTTTGACAACATTCGCCAGCAACTCCAGGTAGTTCGTCGCCAGCACGGAAAGCTGTTTGGTCGCCTGCTCCACGCGGGTAGCGATACCACGGAAGGTTTCGTTTGCCTTCCCGGCTTCGCCGCTGAGGACGTCGGGGGCCGACGATACGCCGTCTGCGTTCTCTAACTGGAGCCTCACCATCTCCATCATTTGCGAGTTCGCCTGCGGGAACTTAATCTCCTTGAAGGCAGCCTGGAACTCGGACACGGAAGCTCCACGCGCCTTGTGGATTTCTCCGGGCGTAAGCCTAAAGTCTCCGCTGTCCGCGCCTTCAATCTTGATGTCCGCGTGTTGGATCATCGTACTCGTATTAGCCAACGTGGCCGAATCGATAAACTGGCTCGCCAGCGTGTCAACCGTCTCGTTGAATCCTTCGAGTAGCTTGCCAATGCCGAAGCCCAGCGAACCATCGATGTTTTCTAACGCGCACCTGTGCGAGAACTGCTCAATCGGGATGATCTTCACAGGTTCGGGCGGGATCGGCTCGCCAGACTCGTCGAACTTCATCCATCGAGGTGGGACCGGCGGTGCCATTTCCTGATGCGACTGGGCGATCGCGCCCTGGATCGCATTCAACTCGTCGGGCGGGATCATCCCTACGCCCTGCGCAAGCTGGTCGGAGATGGCGGCATGCTGCGCCTGGGACTGAGAATACTGCGCCATGAGGGCGAGATGCTGCTTCAGCTCTTCCGTCTGCTTCTCGTAGCGGAAGCGATCCTTGGGCGACTCTTGCTCTGCAATATACAGGCCAAGAATCTTGCCCGTGCGATATTCGACGCGAGCCACGACCGGGCGCTCCCGCTCCTGTCCTGGAAATTGGAACCAAAGATGCTGTTCGAGCACCGTGTAGTAGGACACCGTCGAAGATTCGGGCGGTTCCCGGCCTTCGAACTTGTCCATCGAGTCATGGACCGGCGTGTCGATGCCGGCGTCGAACTCGACGTTGTTCCACTTGCCCTTTTTGTCGAGCTCCAGCATCTCGTCGACCTGGGAAAGCACGCCGGCGTCCTGCATGGACAAAAGCTCGTTTTTGTATTTGCGCAAGATGCGCGTCTTCCGCGGTACGTCGGACATGTCGACTTCGGTTGACTTCCACACGTATGGGAAAACAACTTCTTCGCAAGACAGAAACTCGTGACGATTCACGCCCTTGGCGATGTCGCGGTAGGAATGGAAAACGCTGTCTCCGTTGCCGATAAACTCGAACAACGCCCTGCGATTCTGTACAAGAAAGTCGCTGATTTCCTTCTTGAATTGCCAGTTCGAATGCAGCGTCACGAGCTCTGCTCGCTGGCGGCCAAGCGAACTAGACGGGATCGCGCTGAACACGTAATCGTGATTAGGGAACAATTCCGTGTACATGCGGTGAACTAGTCGAAGTTCTCGCTCTAGCATTACGGGGAAATGCACGTTAGCGCAGTTCTCAAACGGGAAACTCTTCTCGTCGAGGTCGCCGTAGCGCAACTTATTCCGCTTGCGTCGCTTCTCGCGCCAATCGGACGTAGATTCCCAGTCATCGTTGAAGTCATCGATAACTTGGCGGGCCAAGTCTACCATGACCGCGTCACGATCAGGCCCTTCTTCCATCGCATCGAAGTACGGGATCAGGTTGGCAGCCTCCTCGGGCATGCCTTCTGCCTTGGGGGGTGTCTTCACTACGATCGAGCCGTCGTCCTCCGCTTCCACGTCGGCGTTCTCCGGGTCGATAGCGTCTTCAGGCATTCGCTCCAAATCGTCGTCCATAGCTAAAATCCTCCATATCCTAGGCGTCCCCTATGGGCCCGCTTCTCGCGGGCTTCTTCGAGGTCATCAACGTTTCCCCTGCGGCGCTTCTCGCGTTCGTCGTGTTTGGGTATTGCCGCTCTATGCATCACGGCATAGAACGTAGCATCAAGCCAGTGATCCATGCCGCCTTTTTCTGGCACTTCGGCGTCCAGCGTGTCAGTCGGCAGCGACGGGATCGTCTTGATGCTCTGTTCGCACGTGCTGAACCAAGAGATCCCAGGTCGGGATCCGGTCGAGTTTTTGCCCGGTAGATCTCTCAGCCTCTTGATAATCTGGGCAGCCGCAGCCGCTCGGTTCTTCGTGCATTTCTGCCAATAGACGCCATACGATGAGAACGTTTCCTGTATCGTTGGGCCAATCGTTCCGCGTTGTTCCCAGATCTGAGTATCGGCTGGCCCAGTAAGCAAACTACAATCATTTTTGGTATCCCATTCCCCTGCGGCCGTCTCGATCTCTCGAATGCGAAAGGCAACCTCGTCAGCGTCCTTAAGATTGTAGGATCGCTCCCGATAGCAAACCATGTTGCCTTCGGTGTCGACCGCCCACCACAGAACGACGCACCAAGTTTTGTAACCCCAGTCCATAGAGCGGAACTTAGTCCAGCCATTAGGGATTTCAAAAGGCTCCACAACGTGCAGATCAACTTTCCATTCCTCCGCGAAGAAGGCGCCCGAAATGACATACCAGTCACCATAAAGCCGGGCCTTCATGATGTGCACTGGCAACCGACGCAAGGTCGCTTCGTAATCCTTGACGTATTCCTTGTCCGGGTTGTCGCTCAAACGGGCCGGGATGAAGATCCTCTCCCGCGTCCCCACGGAACCGTCTGCAAATTCAATCTTGGACGACAGTAGCTTCCTGCCCATTGGAGCCGGGTCAACGAAGTATTCCCTTACCCACCCAGGGTGCGGGTTGGTAGCAGAACGGATACGAAGCAGTCCACGTAGCACCGTGTCAGACGTTCGGCAGCGGCCGCAGAGCATCTCGTACTGCTCCCTCTCAAATTGGCATACCTCGTCAAATGCAATGTGGCAATATTGACTCGAGTCGTAATTACGCCAGTCGTCCTCTTTGGCCATATGCGCAAACTGAATCTTGTACCCGCAGGAAAACGTAAACGTCTTCTGCTCCTCTGAATACTTCACTCCAGGGTCTATCTTCGGGTAAAGGCCCTTGCACCGGTCGATGGTCTGCGCGAGCATCGGGAACTCGCGGCGGAAGTGAATCGCCCACCCGGCGGACTTCTCAATCTCTCCACGCAAGTACCTGGCGTTCTCGACGTGCAGTTGGACCTGGATAGGGTCCATGATAAGGAACAAGGTCTTGCCGGGCCCGGCCGACCCGCCAAGAAGCATCTCTCTGGCACTGCAAAGGTGTCCCTCCTGCTGAATCGGAGACGGCGTGTAAATCGTGTTCGAGACGTCAGCCATTTATGCAGTGCTTAGCCTCCCACCATTTTCTGCCAAAGGAAACCGACGTCTTCTTGCCTAAAGCGTACGCGCCACCCCCTGACCTAGAGCAAAAACGCCAAGCACAGCATCCTGTCGCCGAGACAGACGAGCCATGTGGTAACCCGCCGGACGCCGTTGATAGGCTAACCTTGCGGCCAACTAGGACAGATAACGGAACAATGTGCATCATCACACCTCGTCGGTGAACAGGACTCGAACCTTAACCTTCCACGTCATCGGGCTCGTCCCGTCATCCTTCACCTGCACAATAACTGCGTCGCCAGACGCTGACATCGTTGCGTCTATCAGCCCGGACGACATGTTGTTGTGGCCGATAGTGGACCCGACCTGGGATACCGTCCCTGACACGTTCTGGAACAAGGCTTGCATAGTAATGCCAGCACATTGGGCCGCTCCCGATGTCGAGGTGGCGACAATGTCCACCTTCACGTTCCATGCTCGGTCGGTCGGGATGTCGTCCGACGTCCAGGCCGTCTCGTACCCCAAGTTCGCCGACTGAAACGTGACCGCCGTCGTGTACTCAAAGTTCATCGACTTCCGGACGTTCAGCATGAACGGGATGACTTCACGCTGCGACCAAATGGTCAGAGAGTCGTCATTCGGAACCCGTTCAGATACCGGTGTCTGGATGGTAGCGTTCACTTGACGTACCTAGACAATACCTTATCTATTGCGTCATGCAATTCTTTGCGTACCGCCGCGTACCCGTCTCCAGCAAGCGGCGTAGCGTAGATAACCTCGCCAGCCTGCTTCTTGCTGTCTGGAACCGACGCCCAATCTGCCCCGCGCATCCCGCGCCCTATGGCCGACAAGAACGCGCGGTCAGCTTCGTACGCCACTTGGATGGCATTGAGCTCTGTGAGGACGAGATTCGCTTCTCGCGACCAGTCCGCCGGGTTCGGGTCGGGCATATACCTGCGGACGGAAACGCCTTGCCCTGTCAACGTAGGCTCGAACTCAACCGCCCACTTTTGCCCCATGCCACGGGTTACGACACCCATCGTCCCATCGCGCCCGATCACTCGCGCGCCCTGCTTCCACCAGTCAGGATAAACAACAAAGTCAGACATCTTACGGATTGTATCCTTCGCTTCGTTCCTTGTCGAGCCATGAAATGATACGCTCGGCCAACGAAACCTGCGCGCCTACCGCGATCTGTCCATCGCCGATGTCTTTCGGATGAATCAGCCACCCGCCGGCCGCTACGTAGCACGTCTCTGTCGCCGCCAGGCGCAGCGTCGCTAGCATCGCTGAAGTCTCCGCCTGCTCCACGGACGGGCACTCAATCTTGCGTAGTACCGTACCATTCTCGCCTCTGCCCTGAACGACTAGCACTATTTTGTAGTCGTCATTCCCGATCTTGCAACATGACAGAAAGCATTCGCACCTAGATGTTTTCGCCATCTCGACACGTTCGCTCGTTCCCGCTAGTCCGCCCCCGCGCCCGAGGGTGACCTTCCAGTCGAGCAACATCAGTCCACCCATCCGTACAGGCTCTTAGCTTTTTCTCTCACTTCACGCAGCTTATCTCGAAGCAACGAATACTCGGCGGCGAGCGGTCGCTTCTTAGCGTCGGGGCTGTTGGCGTGTTCCGGCTCTAAGATATCGCATCGGCATATGCCGGCGCTGCAAATTTCAACTAGTTCTCTCAGGCTCGTGTTCCGTTTCTGCGCCACTGGTTCACTCCTTTGTTGGGGTTACGTCAATCACGTCGTACTGCGGTGGTTGAACAATATTCACGGTCCCGATATTCAGGCCTCGGGGTGCTATTCCCTTGGACGCGTCAATCTTTGCCTGCACTTCCAGGTTGCGCTGCGCTAGGTCCAAATAGAACGGGGCGTCCTTCTTCGGCAGAAGGGCGTCTACCGCTGCTTTGAACTCTCGCTGAGTCCAGCCTTCCGGGATGATGTATTCGCCGGCCTCGTCTCGCTGGATGTCGCGCGGGAGCTCAGGAGCTTTGAGGGCACCTGACACGGTCTCAAGAGCGCGATCAAAGATCTTGTTTTTTAGATCCTCGGCAAACGCCATCCGCTTTGCAACTACATCTGACGGCTTTCTCTTTGCCAGGCCTTTTTGCATGTTTCCTTTTGACAATCTTCAGCTTTTCTAATGCCGCCATGATTTGTTCCATCGAGATAAACGCCGTGAACTCGGGTCCCTCACACAGGATGCCGATTTCCTCGCTAGTCACACGACGCCACCCTGGCGTGGACGCATGGGTAACGTACTCGTCGCCGATGGCAATCGCTCGCAGTTTAACGACCATTTGAACCCTCTGGTTTTTCCGAACAGTTGGGAAGCCCTGTCACCGCAGGAGCATGTTCACCTGTCGTAACGTTCCCTGCCATGAATGCCAGTCGCTGAATCGCTGCCTTGAACGCTGCCGACCTGTCGGCGTTCTTCTCGACCGAAGCAATTACTTCGCGAAGGAATGCCATCTCTTGCTGGAGTTCGTCTTCTGACATGTTTCATTAATCTCCTCTGATTGCCGCGCCAGCTATCCAATCTTCCCCGAACAGTTCGGCAAGCGTCTTGCACAATTTCGCCACAGCTCCCCACAACTCAAAGTATCTCTCTGTATTTACTGGCGCACACCTGCCATAGCAAAGGACATCTCCGTTGCGCATGTACGTGATTCTCTCTACATTTCCGTCCTGTTTATGCGTGACTTCCATGTGCGCCTCTATCACCGGCTCGCTTGCGTCCCAGCATAGGCTCAGCCAGTAATGCTCTGTCGTGTCAGTCATGCAGAAGAAATTTCCCGTGTTCTCGCTAAGCGGCTTTGAGTATGGCCCCATTTGTTTTCCCTTAGATACGCGAAACCCCCAATGGCCTCTAGGACTATCGGGGGATTCGGCTGGATTCATGCCTTGCCAGTTGGCGAGCCGCCTTGCTTCCTGTGGTCCAGACAATTGAAC